CGTTAGAGGGAAGTCTTACTTTTATTCCTCTAATTAAATACTTACGAGCAGGAATATTATTAAATTGTCTTGAGTCAAATCTTAAATACATTAAGGCACTATTGGGATAGCTTAACTTCTCATCGACGATTTCGGTATAACTTGCCCACCATGTTTGACTTTCTTCCTTAGATCCAGCGTCATCACCACTAACTCTAGTAAGCTTGATATCAACAGGGAAAGCACCACTTAAACTAAACAAATAATCACGTAAATAAACGTTGCTAGATTTTCCTTTTATCGTATCTTGCTTGATTAAGTTATAACCACCACCATTGTATTGAACTTCTATTTTAATAGTTACTTCTTGACCGATGATGTCTCCATCATCTTCAATTTGACGGAAAGAAGGAATCCTTAAAGTAACTCTTACTCTATTTGTATTAGAGTTTGTTATTTGTCTAACAACTGGAGTTGCGTTAACAATCTGCGCTCCTACAGCTACTTCTGATTCCGAACCGTCTAAGGCAGCGATAGAAACCTGACCTTGAGTTCCTTGTCTTGTTATTACTGTATAACCAGAAAAGTTTGTGTTTCCACCTGAATCAAGGACAGGCGTTCCATCAAGATATATTGATTTGTGCCCATCATCTAGACCTTGTATTTCTCCTTCTGAAATGAGATCTAAAACACTTGCATATTGAACCGATTGGAGCGAATCAGGGGCTTCTACAGGTGGCTCGTTACCACCTCCTTTATCACCACCACCAGCACCTCGTATGTATTGCATTAGACTAATTGATCAACGTCAAGACCACTTGATATGACTGAACTTCCGACAAAAAGCCTTCCGTAGGCAATTGGTACTGGACTTCCTACTTTCGATGTATTGACAACTCCACTGAAGCTAGTGCTTTGCAATTGTTCAGGCTCTTCTGGTTTTACAGGAAGAGGAGATAACATTTCCGAAACACCTTGCAACGCTAACGAAACACCTACATAAGTCATGGTCTTGGCTGCTGCTGCTCCAATAGTAAAAGAACTACCAGCCCAAGCACCTGCTGGGCCAAACATTACTGCTGCACCAATTAATAAAGCACCTACTAAGAATTTTCCAAACCCTCTACCAGCACCAGTTAATACAGGTGTGATACTAAATACATCTCTCTCACTCCAAGGATAATGAAGTTCCTCTAAATTCTCTTCTTCGATAGATTCTTTTCCTACCTTTACCTTATAACCTATTCCATCTTGTTCACTATCAATAATCCACTTTTGCAAGCCAGGAAAGTTTGCACATAAAGCTCTTATTGCTTCAGCAGGTGTTGCTACATCAAATTCAAAACGACTTTGACCGAGTCGTTCTTTTAATGCTCCGTAAACCTTAACGACTTTCATGCTTTAGGATTTTAGCGGTACTTTTTTGGTAAAAGCCACCATAAAGATCACGTGAACTCAGTCTATCCTGAACATGATGCAAAATCATGCCATCTCCGATATAGATACCTCCGTGATTAGGTACTTCCGCTTCTAAGTGCATCAGAATTACTGATCCGTATTCAATTTCTTCCAAAGGTATTTCTTTGAAACCTTCAGCTTGAAAATAGTCCAAATACATATTTTCTCCTTTATACCACCACTGATTCTTTCTTTGATAGTCTGTCAGTTCTATCTTAAATTCACGTTTATAAAAATCTCTAATAAGACTATAACAATCAATAATTCCATGAAAAAACTGCCTACCAACATAAGGTAATTCATAGCCAGAAGGTTCACAATATCCCCATAGTTCTGTTTGTGGATTGATAACGTGCCAAGGTAATCCAGATTTTTCACATGCAACTAAATCAGCAGGACTAGGAGCATGGTTTGTTACTGGATGGCTGTGAATGACTCCGATAATCTGCCCTTTTTCTTCTGCTTTAATGTAATCATCTGGATTCAAAACAAAATGTAAATCCTGCTCATCAGCAATATTTTCACAAGGGAAATACCTTTCTCTACCTTTAACAATATGAATTAAACCAACACTTTCTCTAGGAAAATCTTTTTTTGCATGTACGAGAGCTTTCTCTTGGATCGCTTCCGATAATTTCATTGTGTTCTTCCTGCTGTAGGGAAAGAGCCAAACGGCAATTCACCATTAGCTCCGAACCTTAATTTACAAGAACTTACACGCTTGCCACATTTATCTTGAGCTAGAGAAGTCGCAACAGAATCATCAGCCTTCCAATAATTACTACCAGAATAAGAACATTCGGTTGAACGATAAGCCCATTGGCAAATATTTCCTATTAATTGTCTTCTTGGAACACTTGTGTTTGGTAGATCAAACTCACTAGCAAGTTCAAAAACAACAGCGTTTCTATTTTCAGAAGCTTTCCTATCAACGTACCAAATCTCTGTAGGAAAACGTGCGTTTGGATCGGCAGCAGACTCTCCATCTAGAAACTTCTTTAATGTTCTTATTCGTCTAACTGTTGCTCCACCAAGATCATTTCCTACAGTTACATCGTTCACTAAGAGCAATAATGTTGTCATCACTCCTCCAGTATTTGCGATTGTTAAAGTTGGTCTAGGTAGAGTTCCCCTTGTTGAATAAGTGAATCCATTGGCTTCTATTGGTTGTCTTGTATAAGCTTGAGATGCAAACGTTATATTTCCAGACACGTTGGCATTACAGCCATTATGCCACCTATATGTGTCTGTACTTCCATGCAAATCATTGCTTAATTGCATCTCAAATAATTCGATGATCGTATTCGGGGCTAATGTCGAAACATCTTCATAAACACTACTGATCGCAGTCCAGACGACACTGCCATCTGAGGTTGTTTCACCTATACTTCTTGCCCATACAGGTTCAGTTGCCGCACTTGTTCCAGCCGTTGTAACTTTAAAAAATAAACCGTCCACAGGAATTGCAGACGATCTTCTTATTGCATTAAGACTATATGCGGTGTTTTGTGACCAAGCTGCTACTGCCATTTATGGTTCAAAATATTGGATAAAGGTTGCTTTGACTGTAGCTCTATTGGTAAAAGGGATTGATTTACTCCAAGCAAAACAACGCCATTTATAAGAAGTAGAAGACGCTGGAGGTGTCCAACTAAAAGTTGCTCCATCATCAGCTCTGGCATCTAAAAACGTTTCTATCGTATCGGCATCTGTTTCAGAAACTTCCCATCTTAAGATCCATTGTTTTGGATTTTGATTTAATCCAAATCTTAAAACTTGAGTATAACCATCTCCAAATTGAACCTGCCTTAAGTTGGGTGTACTTGTTTTAGCTGCTCCGTATGTTGGAGTTATTGAAGGGAAGTTAGCCATAATTAAGCGTAAAGAGTTCCACCAGGACGTTGTTGTTTGATTATTTCGGTTTGAACTGCTGCACCGATTAGTTCTCCTAATTGTCTACTCCTTTCGGCATCTCCTTCTACAGAAGAACCAGAAGCATCGACACTGATACTAATATTAGTTGAACTGCCACCACCACCTAATTCATGGTTAGGCACTATCGTTCCTGCTTGTCTAGGAACAAAAACTTCTGGCCCTCGTTCTCCAACAACGGCTGGTTCTCCAACGGGAGGTCTTCCTCCAGCAGCAAAGCCTGGTAATCCAAAACTTTTAAACATAGAGCTGATCGCTAGATCTAAAAGCATGTCTGTAATTTTATTAGCGATATTAGAAAGAGCTTCTCCTAGCGTTTGTGTACCTTTTATTAATCCTTTTAAAGCCCCTGCCATTGATTGACTGATTGTTACTGCAATGTTTTTATATCCTTCTTCTAAATGTTTAACTAATTCTTTTTGTCTTCTTAGGGAATCCTCGTTTTTCTTGTTAGATTCTTCACCTTTTTTATCTCCTTCTTTGCCCTCTTCTGCCCCTGGATTCACTTTCTTCATTAACAATCCACCTGAATGTTCCCATAACCATTGGATTCCTTTAATTGTCTTATCAACTAGCCAACTAATATCATTAATCATTTTAAAGACAGGTTTCAACATCCAAGCAATAAGTTTTATTCCTGCGGTTACAACTTGAATCAAATATTTTACTGACTTGCCGAGTTCTGATTGAGACGAGAATAAATTGCTAATTACTGTACTCATTTCTGTCCAAGCACCACCGATAGTATCGGCTTGTTTGTTTAAGGCTTCACCTGCCGCACCTGTAGCGTTTTCTTGATTTTTTAAGAATTTTTCATATTTATCTAGATCTGCTAAGACTGGCCCCATTGCTGCATGACCTTCTATACCTAAAGCTTTGATCTGATCCCCAAGTGGAGCTTCTGCAATTTTCTTTAATGTTTTATAAAGACCTTCTGATTCTAATGTCGCTGCATTTAATTCAATCCCTAATGCCTTCCCTGCATCACCTTTCGCTATTTTTGCCAAAGCTGCATTGATACCTGTTAAGGCTCTTTCTGCATTAACACCAGCGACAGTTGACAATGAAATAGCAGCATTGACTTGCTTCAGTGGAATTTTTAGTTGGGCTGCGGTGGTTGCGACCTTACCAATATTTTTAGCATATTGTTCTATCTTGATTTTTCCATCTGCAACCGTTTGCTGCATCATGTCAGCTACTTGCCTTGCATCTTTGGCTTCTAATTTCCAAGCATTTAATATTGTTGTTACGGCATCACCTGTCGTATTCAGGTCTGCCATTCCACCTGCTGCTGCTTGTGCTGATGCTTTCAATACCATTGCAGCGTCAGCAGCATTAGTAAATCCAGCAGATGCAACATCATAGGCTGCGGCTGTTAATTCAGTTTGGCTGAATTGATGTTTTAACTCCTGAGAAACTTTATGCAATTTAGGAGCCAATTCTTCTGCATTTACGCCCAAAGTTCTCAGTGCTGCGTTTGCTTTATCTTGATCGGCAATTACTTTCAACGCTCCAGCGGCTAATGCCATTGCTGAAGTAAACAAGGCAATAGGGCCAAGAGCTGTTTGTAATGCTGCACCTGCCCCAACGATTCCAGGTGTTGCTGCTCTTGCGCTAGTTCCTACTCCTAACCAACCAGCGGCAGCACCTTTCAAACCTCTACTTTGATCTTTTAATTTGCCATTTGATTTATTTACAGTGCCAGCTAATTTCCCCGCTTGGCGGTCTACTTTTCTTAAAGCTGCTGACGCATTGTCAACGACTCTTAAGCTAATTACTGATTCACCAGCCACAGGTCTGTATCACTTGAATGTCAGTTTAATCAACTCTACCAATAATAATCTTTATCAGCTCGTATTTGCTTCTGCTAGTCAGAAATCATTATTCTATCAGTATTGCCATTTTCTCTCTTCTCATAAATTTCTTTAAGAAAAGGATCTGTTCCTCTGTACCTATTTATATATCTAACTTTATCTTCTGTGACAAATTCTTCTGGACTCTGAATTGTGTACCAACGGGCAGGACAATCTAGACATTTCTTTCTTCTAACGATTCTTTTATCTGTGCTGTATCTTGTTTCAGTTACTTGAACGGAGTAATTTGAGCAATAGGGACAGCGTTGTCGTTTTCGCATGGAACATCCAATTGATTGGTTGGTAATAGAAGCAACACCAGAACAAGACTTTAAACTTGAACGAGAAGCTAGAGAAATTCTTAGCTCAGAAGACCATGAAAGAGTCGCTGAATTTTGTGCGAGTCTTCATCGACAGAGCTGGGCAAAAGATCAGATTATAAAAAACTGCATCGGAAAAATTGGAGACTTAGAAGGGCAGATCATTAAAGAAGAAATGTCCCGCCCCTCTTTACGTCGTTTCGTTAGAAAGGTACTTCGGTATCTATTTTCTGAGGATTGATATTTCCAAAGTCGCCATACTGTCCTTCCTTACCTTTTGCATTTATATAAACGACATCGACTTCTTCCTCTTCGTTCTTGTCAAAATTCCATACTTTTCCTTGCCTGACCTTTGACTCATCATCTCTTAAGGCCATCAAATAATTCGATAAATCAATAATTGAATCAACTGGAATTGCCAAAGAAAGTTGCTTTGGATTTTTACCATCTTCGTTGTACTTGTTTTCTCCTACGCTCCACTTGATTTGATGAGTTAGAGCTGGTTGAAACTGATTGCTGCTTGGCATTGGATTGAGTCCTTGTTTTTAATTGATGGATAATTTGTTGAGCGGCAAATTCCGCCTGGTCGTAAGTCATTAACCTGAAGCTTCTTTAATCATTTTGGCTAAGAAATTGCCGTGAGCTTCGGTTGTTATGTGATTTGGTGAGATTTCTTTAGAAGAGATCTTGAACTCTTCCTTGAAGTCTTTTAAAACCTTTGACTTTTTCTCAGCAGATTTAACTCCAAGTTCATAAAGATCCGATTTAATCTTCTCTTTTTTTACTTTGTCGATGAACTGTGTAGGGTTTGCAGGGTTAGATTGCTTTGGTTCTGTAGGAGTACGACTAATTCCTTTCTTTGTCTCAGGTTTCGGAGTGAGACTGTCAGCGTCATCGTCATCACCAGCTAGACCATAAATTGCTAAAAGTGCATAACGTCTTGCGTAAGTAATAGCTGAACCGAGGGCTTGCATAATGTTCCCTCTATTAGGAACAAGATCAGGGAAAGGAAGTCGGCTGACTATTTCTTCTCCTGAAACATGCTTAAGAGTCGTCACCAAAATTGTGATGACTTGGCCTGATTCTGTAACTGTTGAATCGAAGGTTTGCGTATGGCAAAGGCCTAGATGAGTTGCTGGTTGAACTGCATTTAAACCACCTGCAAGAGTCGTATAAAAACCATAATTGGCTTTTCCGTCTTTTCCTGCTGCGTGGTGTTCCTGTTGGAACTGAGCTAATGCTTCAGCTAAAGAAGCTGGAGCTTTTGGACTGGGCATGTGGTTTTTAATCCCCTTTGTTTTACTCTTTAATCTTAATAAGATAATCCTTTTATGTCAATAGGATTGGCATGATAGAAATAGTTGCGCCAGGAAGTTCTCCTCTCTTTGCATATCTTTTTTCTGCATGTAAAGAAACCACTAGAGAGTCATCTTTTAGAACTGTTCCTCCAGTTGTGACCGATAAACCATCAAGTGTGCTTCGACATAATTTATCAATATCTCCAACGGAATGACTTGTTAATAATTTCGGGGCTGAAGGTTTCAAGGTGTTAGCGTTTTTTCCTGTCCCAAAATGTGATTTAGGACGACTAAATACAAACTCAATAGAAAGAGATACACCACGGGCTATAGGCTTTTGTTTGAAAAATTCCAATGCTGCATGTCTTATATCTTGTCGCCAGGGTTTAACTTTTTTGGAGGACTCCATTAATGATCCATATCGAGTCAATGTCTTAGAGCCTTGTGCGCCTGGAATCCCTATGACTCGGAAACAAATCTCGCTATTCATAGTGTTTCTCTTTTCGTCTGGAAATTTTCCCAACTCTCTTTCCATGCTAATCGACAAGTTAAGGGGTCTTGTTCTTCTCCAATTATGCACTTATTAGGTCTTGACCAAATAGTCCTACAGCTATCAACAACTAAACCAAGATGATCAGCGAGTGATTCTACATAACTTCCTAATTGTGCATCGGTGTTATAGGTTTTTTTATTTGATTTGCTTTGAGTTTTTAGGTCGATTAAAGTTAATTTGTCTGTACTGTGGTCGTAACCAAGGACATCAAATTGTCCTCCGATAGATTTATCCAAGTCTGCAAGCATATATTCAACAGCCCAAGTTTCAAAGTTCTCCCAAAATGGATCTGTCAAAAGTGGACGAACCCAATCTTCAAATTCTTTTGGATCTGGTTGTTTGTCACCTAATAGAAATTGTTCAAGGCAATAATGAACATGAACCCCTCTCGGTTCCCAAATATGACGGTAGCGTTCAATATTGGCTAGAACCTCTGGAGTTTTATCGGAACCTGTTACTTGAGTTGTCGAATAGGCAAGCCATTCGCCTGTTGGCTCCCAGCAATACTGGTGACGTTCTTCATCACGAAAAATAGGAAGAGGTTTAAGCTTCATCGATCCCCATGCTGGATTGCGTGAAAGGTTCGGATTGTTGCTTAGGAGTTGGTAATGCCCAGAGGTGTTCTCGCTTACCGTAATTCCCAAGGCGGTAGTAGTTTGTTTTTTCGAGTTTTCCATCGTTAGATAAATTCGTCATAGCTCTTCTTATCGAAGTAATGGGACACTTAAGTCCAGAGCGAGCGAGGATCATAGAAGGACTAAGAGGTTCGTCGCAGGAATTAAAACAGTGAAGAATGGTTTCTTCTTGTGTTTTGGCTTTTGCATGAGACAGAGCAAGTTCTTCTGCTGTCTCTTCGATTGTGTTGTAGAAAGTCATTTTTCTCTCATGTTGGAAAGTCCTTTGGATCTATTACTTCAACCTTTTGTTCAAAATGAGGATGAAGTCTTTCGTCAATCTCTGCGAGTGTCATGCCTCGAAATTCTTCAAGAGGATTCACATGTTCGATTCCTTTCCAAGGCCCATAGATGGAAGGATTCGCTTCAGCATGTTTTCGGTTGTATTTATATCCTGGCGTCGGTTCGTCAAAGTCTTCAACAGTCCACATCGTCACCGATGGATTAGCAGGATTCGGTTTAATTAATCCTTCTCTAATTAGTTTCTGCGTAGAAGCAGCGTCAAAAGCTCTTTTCATTGATCTTCAAATTTTCCGTTTCTAAAAACCCTACTCGCAGGGTGATTCGGGGCTGGTTCAGGCTGGAAGCCTCCTTTGTTTTGTATCCCGAAGGTTTTGTAATTCTTGAGCGTAATACTTGACCAGGGGCCTTTAGGGCCACCAGCAATAGCAAGGTCAAGTTGTTCTGAAACGACCTGTTCTTTATATTCTTTCTTTATCGCAATGAGATTAGAAACAAGAAGATTGAAAGCCTCTTCACTTTTCCTGCCCGTTTTTACTTTCCAGAATTTTTCTATTTGATCAGTAAATTCAATAAGTTCAAAAGGAATCAAATCCCTGCTAAATTTAAACTTGGTTTTTCTTGAATTTTCTTTTTCCTTATTTTTACTATTAGATACTCTATTACTAATAGGTAATACCTCTCTCCCCCTTTTTTCTTTTTGTGTCTCTCTGTCGTTCGGTATTCCCAGCGTACCACATGTGTCAATAGCCATGAGGCCGTCGTGAATCATCTCATTGACAAACGAAGTGGTGGAGTGCCAGGACGGTTTTGTCTCTTGACAGGCTTGAAGCAATTCGGGTGCAATTCTTATACTTGTTTCAGGCATAATGCGCTAGATGTGGGGTAAAAGTGAATTGGATATGAATTAAATATGCCATAGATAGTGTTTTGTGCAAGTGGAAAGTTAAATAGTTTGTTATTTAGTTTGCAACAATGTGTATAATAAGCTTGACCTGAAGCTCGGAGGCCCATGCCAACGACCACTAGGATTAAGCAAATCAAAAAAGATTTGTTTGAATACGGAGCTGATCCGTATCAAATTGCAGCCGAAGCAATTGAACGAGGTGATCGTTTGGAGGCTCACGTTAGTCGTCTACAGAAGGTTCTTTCTCAAGTGCCTGATCTAGCAAGTCTCTAACAACATTGCTTTGTGACGTTTTAGTTTCGTCGGCAATTTGAACAATCTGATCTTTGATCTCAGGAGTGACACTGACCTGAATAATTTCACTCCATAGTTCGCTGCCTCTTGTTTTATTAGGCATAAGTAAATTCCTCTTAATCTTATTAATATAATAAAAAAGCTGGAATAATCCAGCCTTTTGTTTTTGGTTCATTTTTGTTTTTTGAACCATTTTTTCTTCTCGGTGTGGTAATCGGCTTCGCATTGGGCAAGAAACCTTTTTGCTTGTCTGATTTTTTCGAGATCTCCAGAACCATTCGCTAATTGGTAGGCATGATCTGCCATTTTGATATCAGCCGCCATATCTTTTAGGAGCTGGTTTTGTGTGTAGCGTGTCATGGTGGTTTTTTAACTACTATTTAATCTTAGTAAGATTATGCTTTATTGTCAATAAGATTATTAAGTTCTACTTGAGTTGTATCTTTCATCGTCTTGAATTGATCTTCTGTTATACGAAAATCTAGATACCCAACGGGAGAAAGCTTAGATGATTCAAAAGCCCAAGCATTAATTAAAAGCTCAAGCTCTTGTATGCGTTTCTTAGCGCAGGAAATTTTTTCTTCTGTAGTCATTTCAGATCGTCATCCTCTTCAGCCTCACGTAATTTTTCAAGTTTATCAAGCTCTGCTTCTGCTTGTATCGTGCCTGTTTCGATCCCAAGCCTTCTTAAATAGAGGGCTTTTCTAACGATGTAACCGATTTCTTTAGGAGTGAGGCGAGTCATGTTTTTATCGAGAATGTGTAAACGTGCAGGTTAAGTCACGGGGCTGTCTCCTCTAGGAATTTTTCGGCTTTTGCTTGGTTTATGTATTTTGTGTAATAACGATCAAATTCCTCCTCGTTATTGATAAGTCTTTCGGCTTCAGAAATTAAGAACTTTTCAACTTCAATTAAAAGATTGTTTTTTGAATTTTCAGCCCCTTTTGTTAGGAGCTTTAGTTTGTCTTCATAGCCTTCTGGACATGTACCTGCGAGGACAAGGCTGATAATTGTTTCAACAGCCAATTTGTTTGCTGAAATGTTCATGCGTAAGATTCTCCTTCAACGTGTTTTGTGCAGGAATATTTGAGGCCGTGTCTTTTGGCTTCATCAACCAAAGCTTTGGCTTCTTCTGGCGTGTCAGCATAGTCATCCCAATCTTTCTCGGTGACAATGTGCCAATAGTATTTAGGATTTTCTTCTCTTTCTTTTTGCTCCTGGTAGAGCTGGTCTTGTTCCGCTTCATATCTTCTTTGAGCGGTTTCGTGGAAATCTGACATTGGAGGTATTTTGTTGAACAATTTAATCTTAATAAGAATAACGGATAATGTCAATAAGATTATTAAGTTTGCTGTAATAGTTGAGGCCTTACATGACTAGCGAGAAATACCACAAAACTCACTAATCAATGCCCCAATCTTATAGAAGTGACAACTGGTCTGGCCCTTCTTTTGGTTTCTTCTTTCTTTCTATGATGTTTAATTTCCCAAGTCTTACTTTGACCTCTGGAACATACATTCCCATCTCATTATTGAGCCATTCTGAAACCATGTGTCTGTGACAGAACTTCTCTGGAGTTTCCCAGCAAAGGAGAATTGGTGTTATTTGACTTGCTTCCTGGTCAGAAAGTCCTCTTGCTGTTGCTCTTTTGTAAACTTTTGCTTTTGCCTCTGTAGCGACTTCGTGTGGGTCTAATTTGCTTAGTAGTTTCTTGAACTTAGGAATGTATTCGGGGATCGGATCATTCTTGAAACCATGCGGAGCGAGGTTTCTCATAACAATTGGATTTCCGTACCATTTGGGAAACCAGCAGCTAATACTGATCGCACCAATATAATGATTCGGCACGTTTGAATAGCATCCAGTAGCTATTAAATAATCGTAAGGCCAGTCTTTCATCTTGTGGTATTAGATGTTTTTATTCTAATTGAGATTAGAGTAAATAGGGTAAAAAGGATAAAAAGGGGTCATTTATGTAGACCCCTTTATTTGCTTCTATCTCATATAAAGATATCCACCAGCCCAGTCACAATTATCAGGATTAAGAACGAACTCTCTGCTCTTCTGGTCACTTAGGTTGTATCGAGGATGCTTTGCTGGGCCTCTCCAACTAGCAGGTTTGTAGACTCGACCCGTCTTCTTGTTAACGAAAGCGTGAACGCTTCCATCTCTCCATTCGTTTCTGTCTTGGAAGGTATCAAATTCCACTTGAATGATTTTTAAATACTTTTGTCCTGGCTGAATACGAAACTTCATTAAGTTGGCTGTTCCTTCATCCATTGCTTTGACTTGCTTCTTGCCGTAGTCAGTATTAGCAAAACTTGGGTCTTTAGTCATGCCTCTGTAGTGCCAACGCTTGTAGTTTTCGGCAAGTGCTTCACAAAGTTGCTCTGTCCACTCAAGAACTTGGGCTTCTGTGATTTCTGGGGCTGTAGTTGCTGTCATTTTAAAATGGTATTTAGGTAAGAAAAAACCCCTCTTTCGAGGGGCTTGGTGATTTAGAAAAGAGCGGCTGCTGCGGCTGTGATTCCTAAAAGGATTAGAGCTGCGTTCAATTTCTGGTCAAGATCTTGAATTTGCTCCGCTTGATCTTCGATCAGTGGAACAGCCTCGGCTAAGATTTCAGCTTTGGTGTTCTTTGCTGTGATCGCTGTCATTTGAAACTCCGTGGTATTTGTAAGCTTTGTTGCTTACTTTTTTATCTTAATAAGCC